TTACTTTACTGCAATTATGCAGTCATAAATTTTATCAATTTTATCTTTCATGTCCGAAACTTGCTCTTTTAGGTCAACAACACTATTAAGAGTAGCAAATTTTTTCTCAGCATCTTCCAAAATTTCTCTATGTTTTTTTTCTAACTGCTCCGGTGTAACAATAATTCTCTGCTGGATTAAAAAAACCATAATCGCAATGATTACGGGGGAGTAATGTAATAAATCGCCCATGTTGTTCGTCCTTTTTTATTTATATCATTTTTTATATTTTATGCTATAGGTTGAAGGTTTGCCTTTTGCCTTTTGCTTTTTGCACGTTAAATGCTTATCGGCCAGTAATACTCTACAAGATAAGATGCCGCGTCCATAGGATGTCCTAAAAATTTTAACTCTTTAGCACTTTTTATTTGATGATAAGATGGCAAGTCAATTCTTGATGAACCTTCTTTGTACCTTAAGTTATAAATGTTATACAATAATTTTTCGCATTTTTTATCGACAAAAAGCCTGTTTTCACCATCTGCTGAACGGACTTTGGAATTAAATGCCATAATTCTATTTTTAATAGGCGGATTAAAACCTTTTATATGAATTTCAACATCCTCATAGCCAAATTTTTCTAACTTCTTTTTAATAATAACGTAATTGGTGAATTCACTGGTACAACTTCTGTTGTCGCCAGAAGCATCGCCGTTTATTATAATTTTAGCCTTATGGCTCGGATACCTGTGACAAAATTCATCACAAGCCTTGGCCGTTGTTGTGTTTTCTAAAACCACTTCATCAAAGAAAAATACTTTGTCCTCTGTCCTGTGTGCCAAAACCCAAGCCATCGGGTCAACGTTAAAGTCACACGTTATGTGCAAATCCATATCTTGCTGGTACTGGATTTCTTTTATATTTTCGTGGGTAAAATCCTTTATAATTAACCCTTTATCGTATTCGCCGTTTTGAGCCATAACAAAAATCCGATAATATTCTTCATCATACAGCTTTTTTAACTCATCACAAAAGCCTTCGGGCAAATAAATATTTTCCGTTGTAGGGGCAGAAATTAGTCGATAATTTGGTTTATAATCTTCAATAAAAGTTTTGTAAATCCACCCTCTTTGAAATTCTGGATTTGTATGCCCGAAAATTCTATATGTAAAATCTTTCCAATCTTTTTTGACGGTTTGCCTCATTCTGCCTAAAATCATTTTAAACGTAGAATAAGGAATGTCAGACATTTCTTCAATTTCTACAAACCCTAAATTTAAAGATTTTAATTTGTTCGGTTCATCAAAATGTCTAAACAAAATCTCAGACCCGTTTTTAAAAACCAATTTTTGCAAGGAATTAGACCAAGTATAATCAATCTTTTCAACAAATTTTAAATTTTCCAAATGTTCAAAATAAGATTGAAGAGTTGTGTCTCGAACCAGAGTGTAAGTTTGAGCCCCGACAAGTCCCCTTATTCCTGGGAATTTCAAACACAACAAAATACCCAGCAAAGATCCTGCAAAAGTTTTTCCTGAACCAAATCCACCTTGATAAACCGCAACATCTAAACTATAATCGTGCGGAATTTCCAAAAATTCCCTCTGTGCCTTTAATAATTTATATTCCATTTTCTCCTGTCTCGCCCCAAGCATGCTTATATAAAAAAGGGGCCGCAGGCAAAGCCTGCGGCCCCTCCGTAAAGATAGAATTCTACCTTTACTACTCTTAAAATTTATCCTAATTTCTTATTGAGAATTGGGATAAAACGTATTTTGCTCTATCAAGAAATTATTGGCATTTTCGATTCCGTACTGTTCCAATGCGAACTTAAAGCACTCAATCCAATTAATACTCTGCATCATCGTTGGCACTTCAGCAAAACTGCGTATGACATTAAACATTTCCTGTGAACGCATTTTTCTGTCCATTGTGGCTTTTCTATCACCGTATCGATAGACATAATCCGCATTTCTGATTCCATCATCAATTTCAATAAAGACAGTTTTACCATGATCACTTATGCTTATAAGTTCTTGCCCTAATTTAAAGTTAGCAATAATTTCGGCCGTTTTTTCAACCATAGGAACTATTAATTTTCTGTTGACAGCATCAAGCAGCATATTCAACCTAACGGCTTGTCCGCTGGCTGAGTAATTTAGTTCCGTTGCCGTTCTTTGATCTGATTGAAGATCACCGGACATATTCTTAAAAATCCCAGTCGCACTTTCTATTGTTGATTTGAAATAATTAAGAAAATCCCAACCATGGAGTGCTTTTTCAAAATTTAAAGGAGTCGGTGCCGTCGGCATTAACGCTGAATCATACTCAATTATCTTCCCAGGTTTAACTATTTGCTCACCTTTAAAACACCCTTTAGGTGCCAGATAAGGGGGATTCATCATCAATGCAAGTGCGTCTATTTGTTTATTTAAAATAGTTGAAGAAATAGAATTTAAAATCAGAGCCACTCTTAAAGGAGAAATACCTCTTCCTGTATCCGGACTTTCAATTACATTCGCGTGAATAAACGGGTTTATAATAAAAGGATTTGCCTCAAAACGAATTATTTCTTTGCGTGCAGCAACAACAATCAACCAATTTTTAAGAGTTTCCCCCGAACTAAGCTCTATGTCGCCCCAATATTCTAAAATTTCCACGCGATTATCATTGACAGATTTATCAGTTTCTTTTCTATTTTTATTTGCAACCAACCCTTTTAATGTCGCAATTTTTTCAGTTGTCAAAAGATGGTTTGCCTTATTTGCACTCAGCTCCTCGACATCCAAATAGGTTCTATATATTTTTGCACATGAATCCCAATTATTTCGTCTTTCATTGTCAAAAACGAAATCCTCAGGCTTAATGTGTTTAACCTTGGCGTTGTCATAAACTAGCTTACTTTCAACGACAAAACCATCATCAGATGGCGACATTAATTGTTCTTCAATACTTTGTGCACGCCTTACAGTTTTAATTTTTGTTTCCCAGCCGATAAACAAAGTACTTTCGCCTGTTTCTACAATACTATCAACAACTTTTTCCAACTCATCTTCCAATTTCATTTGCTCAAATGTGTTTACCAACATTGCTTTTTGTCTGTTTGCAAAAGCTTGAGTCTGAGGATTCGTACCTGAAACATCAAACATAGCGTCAGGATGGGAATATAAATTTTCGCTGATATGTGATTTAAGTGTTTGTGCCAGCTCATAAATATCGGGAAGTTCAATTTTTGTATCCCAGCCATTAATTTGGGGGATTTGGTTGTTATAAATAGTATCTCTAACCAAACTGATATCATCAAGCTGACTTCTTCTATTATCCTCTAAGTCATCATAGACTTGAGGAATTTTTTGGAGAAGACATGTCTCTTCATCCGCTTTTAATGTAGTCGTCAAATCTTCCTTCGTTTTTTCAAATTTCAATTTTTCACCTCAACACGAAATTATTTCAACTTCGCCTTTCTAATTTATTTTTTGCTCTACTAATTTATATTTTTACAGGCTTACTAGATTTACTACGGTCTTCTAATTATTGAGAATACTTCTATATCCTGTAATTGGCCATTTTTAAGTGTTTCGGCCTTTAATACTGCCTCTTTTTTAAACCCTGAACGTTTTAAAAGAGCTTTTACCTTAAAATTCTGAGAGAAAATATGAGCCTTAAGCTTTTTTAGTTTATACTTTTTAAAGATGTATTTGATGAACTTCTTTGCACATATTTTAGTATAAATTCCCCAATATATGGGGTTAAAGCAGGTAGTGATTTCTGCACTATGAAAATCATTCATTGCACCAGTCCAATTGTCTAAAAAGACAAAACCGGCAAGTTTATCGTTTTTCTTGTTTATAACAGCCCAAAAATAAGGGGTTGTTCTTTCAACCAAATCCAAGACAGCATCTATTGAACTCTTTTTGTCAGAAAGAAAATAATCATCATTTAAATACCTTGAAAACCTCTCGTACAAAGATATAATCTGCGGTAAATATTGAAGATTTTTGAAATCCATTTTTCTTTTATTTATTATTATTTTAATAAATTTACTCATAACCTCTTGACTTTTTCTTAATAAACCTATACAATTGTCACAATGAAAGGACGGTATTTATATGAACAATGATGAAATTCTGTTTCAGCAATACAAACTATATACAGAACAAAAAGAACGGTTTGTTGATAGAAGCTTCCATACCAATAAATTTTATTTAATTTTAATTTTGGTTCTGATTTTCGTGATGTACATCATGAAAAATTTTTCTTTTGGTTATGGATTATCAGCCACTCTAATATTTAGTATCGCCGGTATGGCCATTTGTATTTTATGGTGGATAAACATGGATTCATATAATTTTTTGATAAAAGTAAAATTATCAAAAGTTATTGAAGAAATTGAAACCCAACTTCCGGTAAAACCTTATACTCAAGAATTTATTGCGATAAAAGACTTGAGAAAGAATAAAAGAATGTTCTTGTTTGCTGATATGCAAAAAACACTTGCAGTAAGTGCATTACTACTGTTTTTTGTGTTAATGGTTAACGAACTTATACCATTACTTATAAAATAATTAATGCTAAAGTGAAGGCTAGCGGTCGGGGGACCGCTTTTTTTTGCCTTCTTTTTCCGAAAACTTGTTTTTCGTGAAAAATGGCGTCACGGAACACTATAAGTGTCCGTTTTTCTGACCACAATCTACAATAGTGACACGGGTTTTACAAGAGCGGAGTTGAGCAACGCGAACGAGCTCGTCCCAGTGAGCAATATTGTGAAGCGTAATATTTGCACAGCAAATATAAAGCGGAACGGTATATTGCGAACTGCCAATAATCCAAGGCAGCCTTCTTTCCAAGGCGAAAACCACGCTTTTCGCCTTGGAATTGTGTAACCAATCGATAGCGACCCTGAAATAAATTCAGGACAGGCTCCAGAGTTTTGTAAAAACTCCACAGGAGCGAAGCCTTCTTTTCAGCTTGCTAAATCTCAATGCTCTCAAACTTCACATAAGCATCTTCGGTGGAAAACGCATCCATTAGCCCGACTCTCATCTTATCCCTAATAGAAGTTTGTAAGCCAATCAAGGCCTCAGCTTGCATTCCGTTTAAAAAAGTTTCTGATTTGTTAATACGATTAAACATCCTAAAAACTGATTTGTTGCTGAAAATCAAATATTGTGGAACCTTTGAAATATCTTTTATTGTTGTTTTTAAAGGTTGTTGCCTAGCTTTATCATATTCTTGCTTAATCTCTTCTTCCATCTTGATTTTTATTAGTTCGTCCAGTGAAGAATGGCTTAAAAGCCTTTCTTCCATGTCTTTTTCAACTTTTTTCATTATTATCCCTTTCATTTCTAATCTTTAAACTAAATTTTATCTTCGTCTAGATTATTTATTGTTATTATTTTTGTTTCAGAATTTTCAGCATCATCGTTTTTGTTGCTAAACCCAAGATGCTTACATAAATATTCTAATGCCCTTAGGCCAACTGTTGCATCTCTGAGTTTCTTTTTTCCTGTATATCCGCCGTCTTTATCTAAAATATCTTCCTCTTCCAAAGAAAATTCAGCTATCTCTAATAATTTTTGAACAACATATCCTTTGTGGACTCTCAGTGAAGAAAGATGACATTTAAGCTGGGATTTTATCTCATTTATTACGAAATTATTAGATAATAAACTATCTGCAATTTCCTTCAAGTCTTTAGATTTATATCCTGCATTTTTGGCCGAGAGTTCAGCATTAAGGGTTTTTATGTATTCTGAAACAAACTCTTTTTGTTGGTGTGTTAATTTATTCATTTTTACATTTCTTATTATTATTGTGTTTTTTTTAAAAAAATTATATAATATACATGCTATTTATATTTCGGCTAGTGTAAAATCTTAACAGGGAGGATGGAAAAGAATTAACTAATCATTTTGGATATGTCTTAATAATTTATTTTATACGACCTTTCCATCTTGATTAAGATTTTCTAAACTCCTTGTTTTTTATTATTTAGACTATTAACAAGCCTTTTAATAACGAAATAAATTTATTTGTGGTGCATCCAAAGCATTAGTACCTATTTTTGAACGCAAATTAGCAATCGCATCTTTATACATCCCAAACCAATAACTAAACTTACTATTTTCAGGATTTGCCTTCAATCGCATACAGGTACCGTAAACTAAAATTGGCTCAACAAAAGGGATTGGAACAACAGAAGCATCTGTTTCAGCGTCCATTTGTGCAATATCTTCGCCATTTTGATTTTGTGCAAATTTATTTGTATAATAAATCACTTCGATGGTTTTATCCTGATTAAAAATAGGGACGAGGAGTTTATCATTGAAAGAGGTATATGTATTAGACGGTTGGTTGTTTAGTAAAAACTTTTCAAAATCACTGTAGTATTCATACTTGACACCATCTATGAATATAGCATGAATTCTACCCGGAACAGAATTTATAATTTCGCCTGTATTTTTGGGCAAATCAATTTGAACTTTCCTAAGCAGAAAACTCCAATTGTCAAAACTACACACTTCTGCATTTATAATATTTAATATATTTTTAATTTTCTCATGGTCATTTTTTGTTAATTCTACGAATGTTCGGCATTTTTTGTAATTCAGTTCAACCAAACATTTGTTTATCAAATCAAAGTAATTCATTATATCTCCTTTTATTAAGCAAAAAGCTAAAAGCAAAAAGCTAAAAGTTTTTGAACACCTTTTGCCCTTTGCCTTTTGCCTTTTACCTTATCGTATAAGCCCTTTTTTAAGCTGATCCATAATCAGGGGCTCATATTTTGCAAATTCTGCACCACTCATTTTGCCGATTTGCTCACGTGTAAAAGTTCTTGAAGAATTTTTATCCTGAAAACCGGAATTTTGGGCATTAGCCGTCAATTTCTGTTTTGCAGCTTCATTTGAATTATTCAAGTTCTTTTCATAAGCTTCTTTTTTTAAATATCTATCAATGGCTTTTTTTTCTACGTTTTCTACCATTGACGATATTTTTTTAAGTTCATCTTTTCCAATAATTACATCGTCAGACTTAAGATAATCCAAAACTTCTTTTCTTCCATCGGAATTAAAAAAATCAGGTTTTTCTTTCTGGAATTCATTAAACACTACTGTTTTGTCAAAATTTCCATTTTTAGATACGGGAGGAGAACTTTGTTGAACCAACTCGCTTTGTACTACAGTATCAAACGCCTTTTTGAGTACCTGTTGTTTTAAATTTTGTCCTTGCAACGAATTGATTAAACCCAGTTGCATCAGATTTTGAATTTTGGCAAAATCTTGTGCAACTATATTTTCTACCTGGATTTTTTTTTGAGAGTTTTCAAAATCTTTGTTGGGATTAAGTTGTACCTCTTTTTTTAAATCTCTGTCCTGCATAAACTTTTCTTGAGAACCCGGGATTATAGGCTGATTATCAGTCGATTTCTCTGACTTAATATCGAGTTTTTCAAGAACTTTGTTGTAAGTGTCTAGGTCATCCTCTTTAATTTTGAATTTTTCAGTTGATTCTGTCGGAACCTCGAGAGTTTTTTGCTCTTCCTTTGCCCCTTCTGACAACAGTAATTCTTGGCCATCAGCGTTAGCTGAACTTTCATTATCTTGAAGTTGGCTCATTTAAGCCTCCACATTTTTCATATCATTCATGTATTTAACTGCCTTTTCTATTGCTTCATCAATGAATTTTGACAACAAAATAACAACTATATTTTTTACCGGTGGTAAAATAGGTAACATAGAAATTACATATTCTATGGCCAAATTTTTCTTTTCCTGTCCACTAGAAGTATCAAGTGATTGCTCAGCCATGTTAACAGCCGAAAATGCAAGTTCGGATATAGTAGCTTTTAAATTTTTAAACATAATCTTTCCTTTCTTGAAAATGAAAAGTGAAAAGTGAGAAGTGAAAAGGACAAATCCTTTCACTCTCACTCTTCACTCATTCGTCTTGGATTATTCGCCGTTAAACGAGTTTCAAAGTCACGCACTACTGCGTGCCATTTCACTCTCTGGCGAAAATCCGCTAAACGGCAGTAATAATCATTTTAGCCAAAGATTTTGGCTGAACTGTTTTTGCACCGTACAAATATAACCCTCTAACCAAGTCAGAGAAACTATCTTTGTCTCTTAAGCTTTCAACTTTTGATAATTGAGAAGCAAAAGTAATAGCTTCATTTGTTCCCGCCAGTACATAGAATTTTCCAGCTACAGCTGACAAATTTGTGCTGACTAAAACATCCATGCCTGCAATTCTACCGATTGCACCTTCTCTGAGCGTTTCATCAGCAACATTGTGAGCACTGATAAACTCAGGACTTTGTAATAAGTAAGATTCGATACTCGGGTTAATAACAACCCAAGGTTTTTGATTGTTAGAAACAGCATCAGCATTTTTGAGTTTTAGAGCAAGTGAAACAAAGTGTTCATAAATAGTTGTCTTGTCTAAAGTAATTGCTGCAAGCTCAGTTCCAACAACATTATCAGCATCAGCATAGGCTTGTTGGGATAAGAGATAAGAGTCTTGGACTTGTTCTATCGCTTTCTTAGCGTTTTGCAAATGTGCATCCATAATGCTTTGATTTGCCTGTGCTTGACCCACATCATTAATTTTGAATGCAAAGAATTTCTTTTGATCAATAACCAAATCAGCTGAATCAGGTGATAATTCACTATAAGTAATGGCCGAAGAACTAACAGTAGAAATAATAACCTCTGCTGGAGAAATAATTTTTACGCTGTCGCCTTGATTTTTAATTTCGCCTTCGTAATTTCTATTTACACACTGAAGCATAACACAATTTTTTGCCAACATTGTATTTAATTTTTGACTCCAGATTTCCGGAATAAACGCAGAATATGCGTTAGATGTTTGTTCGCTCATTTTTTCTTCCTTTCGTTTTTAAATGTGCATATTATATAAATGGTACAGAATATCATTCTGAGACTGATGCACAAGCCAAAAAATCTAATTTTTTTTATTTATTTTGGTGTGCTACGTCTCCCACGTCCAGTGTCGTAAAAGACAGCCGACTACCCGTAGCCTGGCATTTTGCTCACATCCGAAAATCGGCCGCTGCAAAGTGGGAAAATCGGATTTTCGAAACTTTGCAGCGGTTTTACTCGTCCACATAAATTTCTTTAAACTCTAATCCTATAATTGCGGCACTTTTTTCTGAGGATGAACCTTCGACACATAATTGAACCGAATAATTCGATTCTGAAATCTCAGCTTTATAAGTAGCGTCTGCACTTACCGCCCACATGGAAGAATCCGTTTCTCCATCCCAATAAAAGTTTTGTTCAACTTCTACATTTTCCGAATGCCAGCATAAATTATCATAATTAGTCGAATATACTAATTCCACGTCATCTTGGTACTCGCTATCATAATTTTTGTAGACCGAAAAATGAAAATTATTATCATAACTTTCATCCAAGACAAAATAAAATTCATCAATTGTCTTTCTTACATTCGACTCTCCAGCAGTAAGAAAAGGAGACTTCCACATAAAATCTATCGGCTCACCGTTAAAAGTCGATCCAAAATCTTCCTTAAAGACATTTCCATAACTATCTGCTGTTACAATATCTTCATCAAAGATGCAGGCTTCTACAATATTTTGAGGCAAAACTCTTTTAAACCAAGCTTTATTCACGTAGTCATGTATCCATATAGTATTAAAATATTGAACATCTTTATAAGGAATAAAATACCAAACTTGATTTTTACGCTCATAATGAAGTGCAATGACTTCATCAAATCGAGTTTTGTCAAAATTATCAAACTCTGATTTAATATTCAAAGTAATTTCTTGTCCCAGTTGTATTTGACTTAAATCCCCTACTTGTTCAAGTGAGAATATGCCTTGATTTAAGAAATATTGCTTATTATTGACGGTTACAACGGAACTAAATGAAGTTGTTCCTTTATCCGCAAAAGGAACTATGGCAAAGTCAGTTGTACTCGAACCTGTCAAAAGGTAAACCCTATGTTTTTTATAAATTGCCAAATAATCCTTATATGGTTTTAGGGCAATTATATCGTCGGTATCCGTGTGAAAATTGTTAATATATCCGGCATCATCAGGGGACGTAAAATCGTCATAGCGTCCTAATGCGGAAAAATAGATACTGGCGTCTTCAGCCACCCAGACCCTACCTTTGTGGACCGCAATCACATCGCTTTTAACAGCTTGTTCTTCTTCGTTTTTTAAATTACACTCTATAACATCAAAATCATTATTATTTTTTATAAAAAATGGCGTATCATCCTTGCTGGAAACAATTACCCCATTTAAAAAGTCAGCAAAATTTAAGCGACTTGAACCATTTATTGTTTTAGCTAATTCTTTTAACAATCCGTTTTTGGGGTTAAAAATAAATAATTTGCCGGTACTTGTGGCTATTATCAAATTATAAACCTTCGCGTATTTCATTTGATGCATAGCAATAATTTGCTCTGAATCAGGAAGACTGGTGAGCAAAACATTTCCTTTTTGCCTGATTATACCTTTGTTTTGTAGAATCTCCATATTTTTGGAATCTGACCAATATAATTTGTTTACATCCATTCCCAATTCTGTTTTGGTTGATGCCTTATTAATTCCACCTGATAAATCATAAAAAAAAGTTTTCATTTTCAGTTCCTCACTTTTAGTTTTAACCTT